GTAGGCCGCTTGTTTCCTTGATACCTTTAGGCATAACCTATCATGATAGTCGGAGGGTTATAGTAGTAATGTGAGCACTGTCACCCTTATCCTATCACGGTTTTAGTGGGTTTTCAGGGTACTGAAAGCCCAACCTATCAAGTTGCCTAGGTTTTCTAGGTTACATACATAAGTAACTTCCACTTGGGTTGTAATATGTGCGTAATCTGTACCAAGTGCTTAGCCCCCGAATATTGCCGACATAACACCATTTTGTTCAATAATGGTATCATGCATCAGGTTCCTCCTCGTGAATGTGCCATAAATTTCCATTATATTGCTAATTGCAGGATGTGTAAGAGATGAAAACTGTCTCTCGTGTTGATATTCTTGGCGGTAAAAACGTCGAATGTGTTGATTGTGGTAATCTTTACGGCATTCATTTTGGTCTTGATGGTGGAATCTGTGTTGATCCGTTATGTTTTGCATGCCTCATGAAGTATCTTGATTCAATAAATGCGGTGATTGGATGAGAATTAACAGAACCTTCTCCATTCCAGTCGAATTAGTCCACGCTCTTAGAAAAAAACACAATCAATCTGAGACAGTTACTAGGGCATTAAGAAAATACCTTGACAAAGACGAAGGAATCGACATCACTGATGCGACGGACGATGAACTAATTCAAGAATTAAGACTTCGATTCGGTTTAATGGATGCTAAAAGTGAACTTTTGAACACAATCAGGGCAATGATTTGATGTTTCCCTGGCCTGATAATTACGAATATGTTCGTACTATTTCTTTAAATCCTTACGAAGTGCTTTCAATTCTTTCAGAATCTCTTTCAACAGCGTCGTATGTGGATGTTCCATGATATCATCTCACTTTTTTGACATTCGATGTGCTTCAGTTACGGCTCTTTTGAAACCATTCTTCTTCCAATTGCCATTTTTAAGTTTGTAATTATCTTCGATTTTCTTGAAGTTGGCTTTGTATCTTCGAGTATACGCGCTCATCTTCTTTTTTACTGAAACTTCAGTATTTTTAGGCATTTGCGCTGGGCCTGAATCCATTGGAATGCCACCAAGCAATGTGAGGTATTCATCCATTGTCATTCTTACATCTACCATATTATCGACTCCTAGTCAAACTTGCTGCTGCAATTCCTGATGCAATCAGTTTTGCCTTTGCAGAAAGAGCCGCATTTCTTGTTCGAAGAGAAACTAATAGTGCTGTTCGAACAAGTTTACGATCTCCAGCAGATGAACATCCCATGGTATTTGCACAATCTTTGTCATGAGCGCGGCAAGCACAGTCTAACTTGTCTATGCATGGGGCTTCGAAACTGCCACCTTGCTGTTTGTATGTCAGTGCGTCGACGTTTCTGCCACCAGTCCAATTAGGACCGCACCAGTTGCCATGTATCTGTACGATGGAAATCACCATCAAGCAGATAGCAATTCTGATTGGACGAGGGCTGCGTAGGTGCTAGAATCCGCACGTCCGCGGACGCAATATACCTTACATGCTCCAACCATAGGACCAGCGTTATTGACACCTTGAATTTGAAGTGCGAAGTTGTTGGTTGCAATGATTCCCAAGTATGGCAAATCAGTGGATGGACTGGAATCACTAGCAAATGCGTTTGTGACTGCTGCGCCACCTGCTTCTTGTGTAACGATGCGGGCTGCTGCCAAGACGTTGTTCTCTGCAATCGAACCAACATCGGTTCGTGTGATACTAGAGAGGGACATGCGGGACTCTGTCTGTGTAGCAGGGACGAGACCTGGAGGAGAGCAGTCGAGGTCGACTGAATATACTACCAGTACTTCATTGTCGAGTGGGTTTAACTGCACATCGACGAGAGTTGTAGTGAAAGTGTTCGCACCAGATTCGATAATACTTGAACTGATAGTTAGTAGGCCGCTTGTTTCCTTGATACCTTTAGGCATAACCTATCATGATAGTCGGAGGGTTATAGTAGTAATGTGAGCACTGTCACCCTTATCCTATCACGGTTTTAGTGGGTTTTCAGGGTACT